GCAATAATACCCAAAGTAGAACTTGCGTTGAACTTGTAGTCAGCTACAGGGTAGTTCTCAGGATCAAACTGCATGTAACGATAAGCTGCTTTCTTAACAAAAGGAATCAAGAAAGACTGCTGGAAGTTAATCAGTGTCCGTTTATGACGTTTAATAATAGCGCCAAGAGACATACTAATGCCAGCGGCAGTAGCCTCGCCGTTAACACTACCAGCGATTCCTGCTGAGTCAACGGCTCCTGTTGCTTGCTGTACCATCTGTTGCAAGGCTCCAGCTTGAGCAAAAGTAATTTGATTGACTTGACCAAAGTTAAAGGGTTGAAGAACTTCACGGGGATCTCCGCTCGTTAAAATTATCTTACCGGGACGTACTTCAGGTTTAGCGCCTCTTGGTAAACGTGTAGCGTCCATAGCCATCATAGGATGGATAGTTAGGCTTAAAGCGTCAATACGTGCTCTTAACTCAGTGTCAAGTGCTTTCTGACTGTTGTACCCTTTTTAACATACGCCACGACCCCAGAAACGTCCGGGTACTACGTCCCAAGGAAACGCAACTACTGGCCGGTCCTGCATCATGTAAGGGTTAGCTTCAGCTTTAAGTAGGATACCGCCATTAGCAATCACTACAACAGCTTCTACGTACTTTGAGTCCGGCCCTTCTTCTTCTACTAACTTTTCTTCATCGTCGCTTACAGCGTCATCTAGAAGCTCTCGTGGCACTAAACCATAGTACTTAGTAAGTCTTACTTTGTCGTCATTGTAAATTGTAAGGTCTTGGTCTGGCTCAAGATCAGTATTAGGAGCAGCAGAACCAACATAAGTGTCACGATAGACGCCTTGTTCTTGCAGGAGTTCTACTTGGTGACGACTAACAAACTCGTCTACTGCTACGCCCATAGCGTCTTCTACAGACGTTGCTACAGGGTCAATCAAGAAGTTCTGAGGCAGTACAGGCTTAAGCTTAACTTTTACTCGTTCAGTAATGTTTACACCAACTGCCTGAAGATCCCCACCCATTACAGGCTGAGTAGCAGGAGCCATCTCCTTCATTTCTTCAATTACAATTTCGCCAATGCCTACACCAAAGACTGCTGAGTTAATAAGGCACTCTGCTACAGCCTTACGTACCATACAGTCTTCAAAGTCTTCCGTCAGTTTGTTACGAAGGAACAACACGTCTTGCTTTTCAGTGTCTCCTAAGTTGTCACTAACGTCAAACCACTTACCACGACCAAACGTGGCTTCTTCTAGCTCTGCTACATTAGACTCAACTGCCTGTTGAAGTGCAGGAGAAATAATACGGGAACGCTCAGACCCACGCTGGCTGTCAGCAGGATCCCATTGACCACGCCATAATCTATAATATTCTTCAAACCTTTCTTCATAATTGCTTTCGTAGTAATCCCTCCAATCTTCACATTTAGTAATAACCCAGTCTTCAAGAGATTCTTCAATCATCAACGGGTCTGCTTCGTATAGTTCTGCCATATTAGTATCCTGCTACCACGTCTAAGATTTCGTGGTCCTCAATTTCGTAGTCGTAGTCGTACGCTACATTTGCCAGTTGGTCAATGTACGCCAAAGCGTCAATCAAGTCATCGTGCGTCAAAGGATCAGGGAACTGAAAGAGTTGATCCAAGAATCTACTGTTCCATTCACCTTTGTTTAATGTAATGTAGCCGTTCTCGAAACGACCTTGTAGTGCCCACATTACTCTGTCGGTCTTCTTTTTGTTACCGTGGGTAAGCTATTCTACTCTAAAGAACATACCGTGTCTCTTTTGCATGTCTAACAGAGGAGACATTACAGCCTGTTTAGCAATACCTCTTTCGATTCCAACCGACACGGGACGGTAATCTCTAACGGCCTGAAATATCTTAGCTGCTGTTTCGTCAAGTGACCATCTACCGTATATGATATTGTCAACATACCAACCATGCTCATTGACCTTAACCACGGCGATGGCTGTGTCGTCAAGCTTGGAGTTCTTAGTTTTCTTTTTGTTGACTTCTTCAAAGCCTGCCAAGTCAACGGCAATGTAGTAGTCTCCTATTTCAGGTTCGTCTTCGCTAAAAGAGACCCAGTCCTCTTTAAACATTTCCGACCCACGAGCTTCAAACGACGCCATAAATTCTTGACGGAACGCATAACTCGACATACTGCGTTTAGCAATATCAATTTCTGACGGGTCAAGTAAAGGATTATCGTAAGATGTAAAATGCCAAGCTTTGTACGTAGGGTCATCATCTAGTTCCGCATACTTGTATAGTTCGTAAAAGTGGTTCCTTCCCATAGGTGTGCCTATAAACATTGCACATCCCTTTTGGTCAGCCAAGGCAGGTCTCAAGATCTGCTCAAAGACCTCTGGCTTCATGTCAGCGTATTCGTCCATGACTAGAAACTTGAGGCTGACACCTCGCATTGTTTCTGGTCTGTCTGCACCTTTAAGGCTGATGGTAGCACCGTTGACAAGCTTAATTTGCAGATTATTAATGTGACTACCAGCGATAACAGGGTGTCCCAGTTCAAGCAAGGTTTGCCACATGATGTCTCTGGCTTGTCCCTGAGTAGGTGCGACGTAAAATACATGGCCTCTGTCTGCCTGAAGTGCGTTAACTATTAATAACCATGCTGCTAACCTAGACTTGCCTGTACGTCGCCCAGCAGCTACTATTTTAAATCTTGTGTCGTCTGCCCAGACATCTTGTTGCCAAGGCAGTAGTTCTATATTAAGATCCATTGAAATTATTAAATACCGCTGGTGCTTCTAACAGATCAAATGTAACGACTACTTCAATGTTACCTGCACTACCTGCTGCTGCTTTAATAACGTCTCCCGGTTGTAAAACAAATACTGCATTACCATCAATCAGTAAGTTTTCTTTTGACGATATGTTAGTACCGTTATAAATATACACATCTGGAGTAGGGCTAGGCTTGTCTACAAACAACGTAATGTCGTTAGTTGAGTTATGCAAGTTAGCAATAAACGCCATGTTCCAATGTGCAACGTAACCATTAGGAATAGTAACAATCTCTTGCGTACTAGTGTCTGTCAGGTTCTTGTTCTTTGTATATAACATTAGTATGTCCACATAACAGGTGTTGTACCACGGGTGTCAACGTGGATAAAGTCAGAAGCAACACCAATACCTGTAAATCCTAGAGCCAAAGCAGAGTGTACAAGCTTAAGGCGATCAGCAGCGTTTGTTATTTTTATGTCCGCTGCGATCCCTTGGGCGTGTGTTCCGGGAACATCTTTTCTTGACTCTATTGGATGTAGTGTCGGGTGTCTATATCCACTAGTAATCACAAAAGGAAATCCACAGTACGCCCTTAACTCGTCTAACTTCTCTAGGAACTCTTGTTCCATGTTGTTGGTTCCGGAGACCTGACAATCGAATTCTTCTCTAGTAAAATGCTTAAGACTCATCTACTACTTCTCCTTCGATTATCTCTGGTGTTGATACCTCTGCAGTACCTACACCACTAATGTTGATCTGTATAGCGTTTCTACCGTTGTCTTTTACTACGTCCTTCTCAAAGGCACCCACTGGCAGTATACGGTCCATCACAAGTTTCCAAGCAGCAGCCTGATTCTTATGGTCATGGTCCAAAGCAGCATCAAAAATAGTCTCTAGGACCTTACGAGACTTAGGACTAGCCAACATCCTAGCCTTGTACTCATTAATTATCGCTGCGTCACCCTTTGGTCGGCCTACTACACCCTTGTTACCGGGCTTTACAGCGGCTACTTCGGACTTCCGGGGTCTGCCACGACCTCTTTTTTTAACTTCTGTGGTCATGAAAAAAATTATCCCTTAATATGACTATAGTATAACATAAGTTAACACGAAAGTCAAGCCATTTTTAGGTTAATTCCTGGGACTATTGAAACTTGAGTAAAAACAAGAGGTTATACTGCTTTTATTTTTACTTAATTTTTCTAATTTTACCTTATTTTGTGCCTAAGTGGCTACCACAAGTATTCTTACGTTGCAACCCCCTCCCCCGGCCTAAAGTTATCCACAGGTTATACAAAGTTATGCACAGGTTTTACACAGGCTGTGGACAACTTGTGTACAACTTTAGCGCGCACTGTGGATAAGTCTGTGGATAACTTTAGTTGCTGCCTAGGTTGTGGATAAAGTTATGCACAGGTTATCCACAGGTTTTCCACAGGGTCAACCTAAGTTATCCACAGGTTTATCCACATGGCCCTGAGACGCCCTCAGAAGCCGCTCACGGGGTTTAACACTTGGGGTATGCTAGGGCATCAACAAAAGTTTATTCGAGTTTTTGCATATTTGGGGTTGACAAGTGTGTGGACCTATGTTGAACCCTCAGGGCCTTTCATAACGTGTGCATGTGCGAGTAACACAAGACGACAAAAGCAGTCAACAAATAATTAATGTAAATATTCACACAAAATAAATGTTGCACTCAAGTCTCAATTTGTTAATGTAACCACATGGCGAGACGGGGACCGAATGCCACCCTAAATGAGAATCATTATCATGACTAAGCAAATTAACTACGGAATGCACGAGCAACTAGAGAACAGCCACCGCACACTGTCAGACGCTGTCACCATGTACGCCATCTACTACAGCGACTGGACAGAAACCCTTAACGAGCTGTCAGAGTACTACGCATCGGACGAATGGAAAGACAGCTTTGACCAGCGAAGCGAGAAGCATTTGGAGCTGGTCCGTCGTCGCAACCACACGATCCGTGAGATTCAGGAAATTGGGGCACAGCTCCGGTCCGTCGGTCTAGACGTTGACCTTTGCGAGTGGGCAACTGTAGACGATTACTACATTGACGTAGCGGCATAGGGGGTTGACTAATCGTTGGGCATTCCCTAGAGTGTCCAACTGTGAGTCAAGCCACTAACGGTAGACTTTAACTAAGCCCAAGGAGGGCATCATCATGGAAAATATCACACGTTCAAAAATCCTAGGTCGTTCAGTCATCATTCGTAAGCGTAAGATTCTAAGCAAGCCCTTCAGCTATAACCAAGGCGAGTGCTACCACAACCTAACCGGTGGGCTTTGGTCGCTCTACATTGAGCATAAGAAGGGTCGACCAGTGAACGTATCCATCGACGACCGGTAACAGCCGGTCAACCCTTGGGCCTCGCTTATGCGGGGCTTTCGTGGTATCAGAAACAAAAGGAGTTCATCATGGTCAAACTTTCGAAGGCCTCAAAAATGCCGGGTCGCTCGTGGTCACTGCAAGCGCTTGACACATGCCCCGGTTCAAAGAAACGTGACGGGTCACTAGTGGACGCTTGTTCGGGATGCTATGCAACAAGGGGCAACTATCGCTACCCGAACGTCAAAGCACCTAGGGAGCACAATCGGGAAGACTGGAAGCGAGACCAGTGGGTCGATGACATGGTGGCAGAGCTAGACAACGACCGCTATTTCCGATGGTTCGACAGTGGTGACGTGTACGACGTACGCCTTGCTAACAAACTCTTGGAAGTAATGAAGCGCACACCGTGGTGCAACCATTGGTTACCTACACGGATGCACAAATTCGCCAAGTTTCGCCCAGTGTTCGCACAAATGGAAGCATTGCCAAACGTAGTGGTTCGCCTATCGTCTGACAGCATAACCGGAGACACCGTAGAAGGCCCCCAAACGTCCACCATAGCGACGTTGGACAATGTGCCAGGGGATGCCCTAGTTTGTGAAGCTTATTCACGAGAGGGCAAATGCGGTCCTTGCAGAGCATGCTGGTCTAAAGACGTAGCAGTAGTTTGCTATATTGGGCATGGTAAGAGCATGGTTAAAAAACAAAACGACATAATAGCGAGGGTGGCGTGATGATAGAACAATGGCAACCATGGTTCGACGTGGTGTTATTACTTGGGGTTTGTGGTATACTCACGCCCTTGTTTATTTACATTGATAAAAAGGAGCGAGACAAATGATAGTTGAAATGCTAGACGATAGGACATCCATTGAGGCCCTAGGACTGCTTCCGCACTTCTTTGAACGATCACTATACATTGAAGGGCAATCCATACAGTCAGTGGCGGACAAGATGGACGACCTTTACCATTATGGCGGCTTTGTGTACCCCTTTGAGGGTACGGTAGACGACAAGGGCACTTACATATCGTCCAGTGATGAAGACGATCCCCTTGAGCCTTTGGCACGTATTGACAAGCTTGGGTTTACCCTTTGGGTTTATCCTTATGCAATCGTAGGGCTTACCGATAACAAAGGTAATCAAAAGGTAGCGAGGTTTGACTGATGGAGACAAGCGTATTGTTTTTACTTTGGTTTTGCTGTATACTTGGAGCAGTTTGGATTGTAATTAAAGGGGATAACGATGCCTAGGGAATCTTGGGAAATTGCACACGATAACTATTATGATGACCTTGAGGCCGATCATTACGACGGTCTTGATGATTCCGAAGCTTGGAAGGAGGAGGAACAGAAAGTGATAGATGAACTAATACAACGGATGCAGAGGGCTTATGGTGGACTACATTGATATACTGTGCTGGACTGTCGTTTGTGTCTTGGGTATCAAGTTTACTTTTGCTATGGTGGATATACTTTTAACGCCCTTGAACGGACACTTGTCAGATAAGGCACGTAAAGACATGCTGAAGAGGAGAAAAAAGAAATGACCATTGACGAGTACGCTACTGATAGTGGCGCTTTAGATGACAACTCAGGTCCAACAAAGGACCCCATGGACCAAGCCATGGTAGAACATATAGTAGAGTTTGAAACAGAAATGT